CGTACTTTCAACTTAACCTGATAATAACCGTAAGAATCTCTAGGGCTTAGTAGCCCTTAGCCCTAGAGAGCTATTAGCAAAGGAGTAGAGATATGGCCGCCACGTATGTAACCGTCGCAGAGCTACGCGCTGATCTTGGTATAGGTACGCTCTACTCCGATGCCACTATAGAAGAAGTCTGTCAAACCTCAGAAGATTTATTAAACCAATATTTATGGTTTAACAGAGCGCCAGTAGTCGCTACTTCTTTGTCTAATAATGTAGCTACCGTAATGCTTGCTAATCCCGGCATATTTGTTACTGGACAATCTGTAACTATTGCCGCTAGTGGTGTTACTTTTAATGGTAGTTATACTTTAACTGGAACTATTCCATTTTCAACTGGCACTGCTAACTTATTACCCGCTATCTGGTGGAATTGGGCATATCAAACTTATCCAAGCGGTTATAGTTTTATCCAGTATTCGAAGGTAGCTAGCGATGAACCTTTCCATCGCGTACTACCTTATGGCACGGCAACCGGGCCCGACCACAAGACAGCCAGCTACGCAAACACGCCGGCAATCCGTCAAGCCGCGATGATTATCGCAGTAGATGTGTGGCAGGCCCGGCAGGTTTCACAAACCGGCGGTAATGGAATGGACGGCTATTCTCCATCACCTTACCGAATGGGTTATCAATTAATTAACCGAGTACGTGGATTAATCCAACCGTACGCTAATCCCCTAGCTTTGATCGGCTGATAAATGCCAGCCGCAATTACAACCTTACGAGGCACACTAGCGACAGATCTAGCCAATGCCGGTGTTTGGAGCACATTCGCTTACCCAGCTCCAACATTATTAGCAAACAGCGTAAACGTAATTCCCGGAGATCCTTACATAACTCCGACTAATAACGATTACTCAACCATCGCACCTTTAGCGACCTTTAACATTTTAATAGCAGTACCAGCCTTTGATAATCAAGGAAACCTAGCAAGTATTGAAACCTTCTTAGTGGCCGTCTTTAACAAGATAGCCGCTTCTAGCTTGGCCTTAACTGTTACTAGCGTATCCGCACCGTCGATCTTAAATGCGGCTAGTGGTGATCTATTAACTTGCACTATCTCAATCTCAACCCTAACCACTTGGAGCTAACATGGCAGAAGAACACGATCCAAACGAAAATAATTTTCTGGCTCGAACAGGTCAGATAAAAGAAACACCTAAATCTAAAGCTGCGCCAATCGCAGAGAAAGAGGAATAATCATGGCAGTAATGCTCAACTCGACCGTTGGCGTTAAAATCAACTCAGTAGATATTAGCGACCACGTATCAAGTGCAACGCTTTCACAGATTTTCGACGAGCTAGAAATTACAGCTCTTGGAGATACTGCTCATAAGTTTACTAAAGGATTAGAGGCTAGCACTCTATCCATCGACTTCTTTAATGACTTTGCGGCATCACAAGTTACACCTACATTACAGGCCGCTTACGGTACCACCGTAACCGCTGTATTAATACCGGTAAAAGGTACAGCCGTTAGCGCTTCAAATCCGCTATACACCGTATCAATTTTAATTAATAACCTAACACCAATTAACGGCGATGTAGCATCTATTAATAATGCTTCTATCTCCTTTACTTGTAATTCCACAGTAGTACAAACTACTAGCGGATCCTTCTAAGGAGCAGTAATGGCAAAGCTAAAGATAACAAGGGCTAACGGCGAAATAAGCGAACACAAGATTACGCCGGGTGTTGAGTACGCTTTTGAAATTAAAAGAGGAATGGGTATTAGTAAAGCTCTGCGTGAAGATGAAAAGCAAAGCGATATTTTCTGGCTAGCTTGGGAATGTTTACGCAGGGCTAACGTAACTGTACCTATCTTTGGTGTCGAGTTTATAGACACCTTAGAAACCGTAGAGGTATTGGACGAAGCAAAAAACTAATAGGGCGCGATAGTTTTCTTTATACGATCGCAAGCCTTTCGGTGGAGACCGGGATCGCGCCTAAAGAGTTTATAGATATGGATCAGGACATGCTACGAGCAATCGTACAAGTCCTTCAAGATAGAGTTAAGGAGATCAAAAATGCCAGTCGTAATAAACGGCGTTAGAGAGTTCCTTAAAGCTGTTGATGAATTAGATGATGACATGTATAAAAAAACTAAAGCCAATCTAAAAATACCTATGTTAAAGGTCGCTAACAAGTCCAAGAGTTACTTACCTTCTAATAAAGATCCAGAGATTTTAAGTGGTTGGTTAAAACAGGCTCAACCAATCGAAGGACAAAGACGCCCATTTCCGGCATACGATCAATCCACAGCTCAAAAGAACATTAAATATAAATTAGGGCCTAATAAGAAAAATAATAAAGGCTATTCTGTTTATAACTATGTATCTAATGAATCTGCTCCGGGTGCTATTTATGAAACTGCCGGGCGTAAAACTAGAGGTAGTCAGGGTGCATCATTAAACCCAGAAGCTGGTATTCAATTTATACAGGCTTTACCACCGATAGTAGATGCAACGTTAGCCGGATCTGTTGGGCGCAGAGGTCGAAAGAATAAGGGCCGTGTTATTTATAGAGCTTGGAAAGAAGAACAAGGTAATGTTTACCAGGAAGTTCAAAAAGCCATTAATGACGCAATTTTTGCATACTATAAAAAATTACCTTTAGAACGTCAAAGTGAAGTAATACAGTTTTACAAAGGTATGCGCGCACGTGGAATAAAGGGGCTATAACATGCCTACCTTAGTAGTATCCGCATTAAGCACCTTTGATAATAAAGGATTAAAGAAAGCTAAAAAGGAAGTAAGTGTTTTTGAAAAACAGGTGAAGAACTTTGCTAAAGTTTTTGCGGCGGCCTTTGGTGCAACCGCTTTAGTTAATTACGGTAAGAAGGCGGTAGATGCTTTTACTAAAGATGAAGCCGCCGCTAAATCGCTAGAGATCCAATTAAAGAATACTGGCTACGCCTTTTCTGCACCGGGTGTAGAGCTATACATAGCAAACTTACAAAAGGCTACAGGCGTATTAGACGATCAATTACGACCAGCATTACAGACACTTCTTACAGCTAGTGGATCATTAACTCAAAGCCAAAGAGCGTTAGCCGTTGCCTTAGACGTATCTGCGGCAACTGGTAAGAGCGTTACTGAGGTGAGCGCCGCTATGGCTAAAGGCTTCTCAGGGCAAACTACAGCTCTTACAAGATTAGGCGCAGGATTAAGTAAGGCTACTTTGGCTAGTGGCGATATGAACTTAATTTTAGATGAATTAAGCAATAAGTTTTCAGGTCAGGCACAAGCCAGATTAGATACTTACGCAGGTAAAATGAGTTTATTGGCTGTATCTAGCTCTAATGCAACTGAAACTATTGGTAAAGGTTTACTTGATGCTCTGAGCATGTTAGGCAAAGATAAAAACATAGAAACTTTTGGTAATGCTATGGAAACTGTGGCTACTACAATCGCTAATGTTATTGTAGGTTTAGGATCAATTTTAGGCAAAGTAATATCAATAGGTCAATCATTATTTTCTAAACTTCATTTAGATACGTTAATTGGATTTTTATATAATAATTCCTTAATCGCTAAACTGGCTTCTTTTGGTGCTAGCGAAGCGGCTAAACCATCATCTAATTTCACCTATAGTTTAGGTGCTAATGCTGGAGCGGATATAGCACGTGCCACAGAAAACAAACGTATTAAAGATGCTAATAAATTGCGTGCGGCTGAAAATGCTTTATTAACTAAAAAAACAGAGGTAGATAAACTTAAAGATAAGTTTGATTTAGAGCGAATAGGTTTAACTGTTGCACTCAATAACGCTACAGATGAGGAAACTAAATTACGCTTAAAAGCGCAGTTAGCCATATTGGATAATAATCAAGCCTTAGCCGCTAAATATAATGCAGAATTAGAAACAATAAAATCTGCTAATGATTTGGCTAATTCTTTTAATAACGCCGCAGGAGCATTAAATAATTATCTACTACCTGCTTTATTTACTGCTACAGGCGAAATGACAGCTAGAGCAGGTCGAGTATTACCACCCATCGAAACTACAAGCTATGGAGTAAGTAGCGGATCTGGTGGCGGCTCTACGACCGTAACCGTGCCAGTTACCGTTAATCCATCTACTGCCGGTGGCGGAGTATCTTCACAAGATATAGAGCAAACCGTACAAGAAGCCATATTATCTTTATACAGGCAAGGCCGTAATCAAGTACCGGCAGGGGCGCTCTAATGGCCGTACCTACCGTAAACGCGATTATTAACTTTTCAACTGGACCAGCTACTGCACAAGCCATGCAATTAGATATAGGTATTTTAGGTACTAACGTATTGGCAGATAACGTAGCTGTTATTGTCGATGTATCAGATCAAATAGATACCATTAAAACTACTAGAGGCCGTAACGCTTTAGCCGATCAATTCCAAACAGGTAACTTATCTTTACGTATCATCGATCAAAACGGTGATTTCAATCCGCAAAATACAGCCAGCCCTTACTATGAATTACTAACCCCTATGAAGAAGGTGCAGATAACTGCTACCTATAACGGTATTACCTACCCTATCTTCTCTGGCTTTATTACTAGCTATGTAACTACCTACCCTAAAGAAGATGTTAATAGTGTTACCTATACAACTATCCAAGCTGTAGATGCACAGAGGTTAGCCCAAAATGCGCAGATCTCAACTGTTACAGGTGCTAGCGCAGGAGATCTATCTGGTACTCGCATTAATCAAATCTTAGATGAAATTAACTGGCCTGCCTCTATGCGCGACGTGGACGCAGGATTAACTACATTACAAAATGATCCGGGTACTAATCGCACAGCTTTAGCCGCTCTACAAACTGTTACCGATAGCGAATACGGTGCCTTCTATGTTGATGCTACAGGCTCTTTCGTATTTCAAGATCGTACCGTTACCGTGAGTTCAATAGCGGCTACTCCGACCATATTTTCAGATACTGGCTCTGGTATCTATTATCAAAACGTATCGTGGATCCTAAACGATGTTTTAGTATTTAATAAGGCTACCGTAGCCGCTACTGGGTTAGCCGAGCAGGTCGCAATTAATCAACCTTCAATAGATAAATACTTCTTACACTCCTATTACCTAGACGGTTTATTAATGCAAACCGACGCGGTGGCACTGGATTACGCGCGTGCCTACGTCGCTTCTAGAGCTGAAACTTCTATTCGGTGTGATTCCATCGAGCTAGATCTTTATACTCCAGACTATAACGCAGGCATTATCGCCGCTTTAGATCTGGATTTTTTTGATCCTATAACTGTAATTACCACTCAACCCGGCGGATCGACTTTAGAAAAGACGTTACAGATCTTCGGAGTAAATAACGTAATTACTCCTAACAGCTTCAAAGTTATGTTTACTACTTTGGAGCCTATTATCGATGGGTTCATTATTGGCAACGTAGATTACGGTGTCTTAGGTCAGAACGTATTTAGTTACTAAGGAGAAAAAATGGCAACATGGCCCGGCGTTACCGGCGACGTAGTTACTTCTACTATGTGGAATGGCTTACCAGCCTTTACACCAAACACGCAAACAGGTACAACCTATACGGCAGTATCGGCAGATCAATATCAAGTATTAGTAACGATGAATAACGCGTCTGCTAATGCTTTTAAGATCCCTACCAATGCTTCAGTATCTATGCCTACAGGCACAGTTATTACGGTATTAAATCTTGGTGCAGGTACTTGCACTATTAGCGCAGTAACTTCTGGCACTACTACGGTAGTAAGCGCTGGCGCGGTATCAGCTTCACCAACTTTGGCACAATATAAAGCTGCTACATGTATTAAAACTGGTACTGATACTTGGGTTATTGTTGGAGCTATTGCATAAATGTTAAATATTATTAGCGGAATAGTCGCACCCCAAGTACCAACGCCAACAATTACCGTTACCGGTGGCACCCTTTATACTGGTGGCGGATACAACTATCGCGTATTTACTGGTAACGGCACACTTGGCGTATCAGGTGGCACACTTAGCTGTGACATATTATTAATAGCTGGTGGCGGTGGCGGTGGTAGAACTGGTGGCGGTGGCGGTGCTGGTGGCTTAAGATTATTAGCTTCTCAATCTTTAGATTCGAGGAATTACACCGTAGTAATTGGTTCAGGTGGTGCTGGAAATAACGTTGATGGACAACAGGCCGGAGATGGTACAAACTCTTCAATAGCAGGTAGTGGATTTTCTACAATAACTGCAACTGCTGGCGGTGGTGCTGGATCTTACGGAAGTGTTTCGGGTCGATCAGGTGGATCTGGCGGTGGTGGATCTGGTACTGCGGGTGGAGGTTCAGGTAATGCTGGCTCTTATTCACCAGTAGAAGGTTATGCAGGTGGATCCGGTGGTGGTTCAGATGGTTTTGGTGGCGGTGGAGGTGGTGCTGGTGCAAGTGGATCTAATGGCTTAACTGGTGTTGGTGGTAATGGCGCAGGCAATACCGGCTATACAAATTATGCAATTCTTGACGCTATCGGTACTACTACCGGTTATGGACAATTAAGCTCTGGTCATTATTATTTTTCAGGCGGTGGCGGTGCGGCACAAGCACAGGCAGGCGGCTTAGGTGGCGGTGGTGCATCTAATGTAAATGGTCCGGGCTATGCAGGAACTACTAATTCAGGCGGTGGCGGTGGATCTGGTACCGGTAATAATCCACCGGGTGGTAATGGCGGCTCTGGTGTATTTATAGTGAGGTACGCATGAGCCACTGGGCAGAAATTGATAAAGATAACAAAGTCATTCGTATAACTGTTGGTGATAATAATGATCCTGCCGGTGATGAAGGCTATCAATGGTTAATAGATAATCTTGGTGGCACTTGGATTAAAACTTCATATAACGGCAATATCAGGTTTAACTTTGCTGGTATTGGCTATACCTATGATGAGGATTTAGACGCTTTTATACCGCCTAAATGCCATGAAGAAGCTGTAATTAACGATAAATGCCTATGGGATTGTAGTAATTCAGAGCATGACATTACTTTCAGCTAACGGCTGGGTAGCCTCTAAAGATCCCGAAGAAATTGGGATTAAGAGCTACCTAGTGCCCGGCACTAAAATTAAATTAAGGTGCGCCGAGCACGTCGCTCCCCTATTGGTTACCTTCGCGGCTGAGTTTAATCAACATATAGAGCCAATAGAAGGTGGCGCGTTAGATGATTGGGGCTACTGTTTTAGGCAGGTTAGAGGATCTACAGATAAGTTAAGTAATCATTCTTCCGGTACAGCTATAGATCTAAATGCTACTAAACACCCTTTAGGCCATGCTGGAACTTTTACGCCGATGCAAACAGTTTTAATACAGGCACTATCTAAAAAGTACGGCCTACGTTGGGGCGGAGATTACAAGACCAGGAAAGATGAGATGCACTTCGAAATAGATTTAACGCCTGAGAAATCCTCAGCGTTAATAGTTAAGTTAGGACTAAAACATGAAATATAAACAAATGTTTTTATCATGGCTTAGGGCTTCGCTAGCTTCGGTTGGCGCTTTATATATGGCAGGTACGACAGATCCTAAGATTTTAGGTTATGCCGCTATCTCTGGATTTATCGGTCCAGTGTTGAAGTATTTAGATACTTCAGCTACTGACTTCGGCCGTACTAAATAGATGAACGCGTCGGATTGGGCTGGCATACTCGTGGCATTTTGCACGCTTACTGTGGCCTATGTCAGTTCGATCCGATGGCTAGTAAAGCATTACTTAGTAGAACTTAAAGAAAATGGTGGATCTTCTATTAAGGATTCAGTTATTAGGTTAGAGGAAAAGGTAGAGATCCTTTACGAAATGATGCTCCACAAGGATTAATCCTTATTCTTAAAAAATAACTCACGTTCGGCTTTACGTACTGCCCATGTTTTACGGCCTACTTCCATCTTTAACGTAGGCGCTGGCCTTTTCTCTTTACTTATCTCAGCCGCCACTAGATCTCTAGTTACAAGCTCTACGATGCTTGGATTGATTGCTACCCTAGAGGCTGAACTCTTTAGCCAGTCCTCGTTTAGCATATAAAGATCGTACGCTCTAGTAACTTGGGCTAGTAAAGAGCCGATCTGGTCCCCATTTATAGTGATCTCAAACTTCTTAAGGTTAGCCCCTTGCCTATCGCCCGGCTCGCTTTGGCTCATTACTAAGAGAAGATCGCCGGGATTTACTACCGCGTCCGATTCTCCAAAGACGTAAGCGACCATCTTAGACTTAAAATTAACTTCAGAGGTAGCTCTAATACGGCCACTGCTATTCATAACTACCCCTAAAGGCTAATACCCGGCGTGTCAGTGCTTGCGCTTTGTCAGTGCTAGCATTTATGCTTTTCTAGATGAAGATCGTAGGGATCTGCATCACACTCAGGCAAGGGGTCTATCTCAAATACTGATACGATTTGATAATCACTGCCAATCTACATTATGTAAAGTAGTTATCGGCGATTACCAAAGCATTTAGTACTTGATTTGACCCTTATCCATGAGCATACATGGAAAGGGCTACTTAAATGACCATAACACGAGTGCTAGCACTCATATTAATAACTCTAGGTACTTTCTCAGGATCGTACTTACTTGGATACAAAGAAGGTAAAGAAGATGGCTTAGCCGCCTCTCTTAAATGGCGCCGCAACATGAACAAAGCGGTGCGCTGATGGGATCAATAGTAAAAGCTGAAGTCGGACGCTACTGCGATTATTGCAAAGGCCGATGGGGAAAATTGAAAGACGGCTCGCTTCATGAAAAGGCAAGACGGCAGGCCGTCGTTGTTGTTATTAGCACCATTACAAAGTCAAAGGGCGTCCAACGAGCCTACTGTGAAACATGCAGAGCTGAAAACTCTCGATGGCATGATGGCTCTATTTGGCCCCTTAGCGACCAACTTAATTACGCACAAAGGACTTTCGGTGAGTAACTTCCTAGAGAATTACATGACCGCCGAAGAGCGTATCGAATTATTCGCACAAGCTAATCCAGACTTTAGAATGGAATCAAGCTATGAAGTAAAAGAAGGCTTTGTCTTTGTCTTAGTAAAACTCTTTAGGACTTGGGCAGATCCTACGCCTTACGTAACCGGGCTAGCAGGTGAATCCTTAAAGACTTCTTTCGCTATCGAAAAAGCTGAAACCTCTGCTTATGCAAGGTGTATAACGAACACTGGAGATCCTAAGTATTCAACCATGAAGGACGGATCTAAAGCTCCACGTGCTAATAGGGCTGAGATGGAGAAGGTAGAGCGAACTAGCTTTACCGTGTCAGAGGTTAGCGGCGCGGATACTTTAGGTACTTCACTGGAGTTAATTAAAGACAAATTAGGCGCTAGTGAATTAGAAGAAGCTCCTATCTGTAATCACGGCCATCGCGTACTTAAAACTGGATCAGCGAAAAGCACCGGTAAAGAATGGCGCGGATGGATGTGCACAGAGCGAACCAAAGCTAATCAATGTGAGCCAATATGGCAGAAACTAACAGCTATGGGATCTTGGTACACACCTAAACCTGACTTGGCGGATCATCTCTAATGGGGTTCGCCGAAGTAGTTAAGGGCGGATTAGTAACTCGCTTTAATGAGGACGGCTCGACTACCACTACCCCAGCTCGAAGGTGCGATAAGTGTAATAAGGATCGCTTAAATATAGGCGGTAGCACTTATGACTACACCGATGGCGCTTGGGATTGGTGGTGCGCTGAGTGCATCAAATAATCAAGGTCATTCTCGATTATTCACAAGAAGTACAAGCTCATAAGGTAGGTCTAGACCGTGTGGCAAGTATTAACGCGGTCGCAGACCACCCTAATAGAGCTGTACGGAATCTTAACTTCCATGAATACGTAGGCGAGATGAGCGAATCAATAGGCGCTGAGATCGCAGTAGCTGAGTACTTTGGTATTAAAAACTTTACGCCTACTAATAACACTTACAAGAATCAAGCCGATGTAGGTGCTCAAATAGAGGTTAAATGGACTAAATACACCGATGGTTCTTTGATAATTGGTCGCACTGATCGTATTAATGATGTCGGTGTATTAGTCGTAGGGCGCTCGCCTGTCTATTACATATGCGGGTGGATCCCTGTAATCATGGCACGTAAGCCTAAATACCATAATCACGATGGTAGCCACTGGGTAGGACAGAAGGACCTATTCCCTATCAAAGATCTAAGGAGAAGTGTTTATGGATCTTCTAACCTTTGATTGTAGAAGCTGTAAAAAGCGTACTCAGGGTAAAGTCCTTATCGAGTTTACCGAGTTATTACCGCCGGGCCTTAAATGCTTGGAGTGCCAGAGGTGCGGCATATTGGGAGTACAGCTAATCGATGACACGCCGATTAGTGAGTAATGATGCTTAGGCCCTTGACACGTTCGGTACGCTTTGATGCAGAGCGGCGCTGTGGCGCTAAATCGCTCGGCATCGC